AGCCGCCGCTGGTGTGATTTACGAAGTCAAACTTCGTAACGCCATGGAGTCTTTTATGGCCGGCGCTGGGCTTAGGCTCAACGATGTACCGGTCACTCTATGGAACATCACACCCTTTTCGTTTGTCTGGGATTGGTTTCAAGGTGTAGGATCATGGCTTACGGCTATCACGCCGAACCCGGATGTTGACATCCTGGGTACTTGGTGCACTACCGTTATTCGGAAGTCATTGGACTTGTCCATTACTGCCGAAGCAACGCTTGGTCCCAGTACGCCCTATCCTGCCCAAACCTGGTATGGTAATGGCGGCCACTCAACGTTAGAGTGGGAGTACATTACCAGAGAGGTGAATCCAGTCCTGGCATCAACCCCACAATGGAATCCAGACTTGCCTTCCATTGTACAGCTGACCGATGCAAGTGCCCTCTTTACCACTCTAACGAGTGCGTTGGGAAGGTGCAAGCATTAGGTCGAAAGGAGTATCACCATGGGACTGAAAACGATGTCCTTACTTGCCGGCGCTACACTTGCAGCGACTGGCGGAACAGCGGTTGCTTTTGCCGACGATGGCCAAAGCATCCAGAACGGTTGTCACCTGATTGTACCGGCAGATGCCGACTATCAGACACGACGCTCAGTGACGGTGAAGTACAGACCACCGACTCTGAACGCGAAAACCGGCGCGTACGGGAAAGACAAGAAGAGCATGTGTTATGCTCAGCCTGTCGTTCTCACCGATGGCAGTGTAGTGTTCAACACTATACGCATCGAGCGCGAAGTGCATCCGTCTACTTCAGCAGCTAATGTCTTGGACTTTACAAAAGTCGGGGCACAAATGCTGTTTGACACGGATACGGACTCTTTCTGGGCTACGGGATCAATGGTTTAATTACCGTGATCCCCATACTTCTTCACCAAAACCATCGGAGGAAGCATGCAAGCAAAACCGCGTAGTAAACCGAGTAAGTCTTACTCGGCCGATACATTGATGCTTAATACGGCATCATGTATTGTCAGAGACTTCCAAGCCAATCTTAATGATCCTTGCTTAAGCAGCGCTCTCCACTCGTTGATACGAGCTGGCGACGTTAAGGGGATGCGTGAGATTGGTACTGCAGTGACAGAAGATTTGTCGATCGCTGAGTTCAAGGCGATCTATCAGATTGAGTCACTAACAAAACGTTACAGATTTCAAAAAGATCTGTATAGCGATCAAGAACTCCAGGATAGGGCTGTAAAGTCCTTCCTGGATACCCAAGATCGGTTGGCTGCTGTCGACCTAGATTCTTTGCCTGCAGATACGCAAAGAGTCTTGGATTGTGCAGCCTTCTACATCGCCAAAGTATTAGGCGAGTACTCCGATGAAGAACATCGGACGTTGTGCAGGTTTGGAAGAAAGGCGTCGGTTGGGGTTCCCGCCAGAGAAGCGTGCTTAGCTGCACGCTGGCAACTACCTCTAACCGGTTCCCGTGAGCAAATCGACTGGTTTGACTCAGAAATGAGTCAAGTTGAGTCAGTCCAAGAATATTGGGCTGCTCAAAAAGGCAGTGATCCTAACGGATCCACCTACCAGGAGATAAGTTCCCTGACGTTGACGCTAGTCCCGAAGAGTTACAAGTCTTTACGTTCTATCATGCCTAATACTACCGTTGGCTCGTACATGAGTCATGGTTTAGGCGAGATGATGCGAAAAAGACTGAAACGGAAAGGCTACGATATTGCGACGTTACAAGAACGTCACAAGTGGTTAGCTCAAATGGCCTCGCGTACGAATTTGTACGCTACGGCTGATTTGTCCTCTGCATCAGATAGTATTACTGATGCTTTGGTGCGTCGACTTCTCCCTCCTGACTGGTACCGTATTCTTACGGCCTCTCGGATCGGAAAAGTAACGCTACCCAACGGTACCCAGGTACAGAGCTTAACGTTCTGCACTATGGGTATTGGGTACACATTTCCGCTTCAAACTCTGGTCTTCCTGGCCCTCCTTAAAGCTATCGAGGCGACTTTGTTTAACCGTCTCGATCGCCGTTGTATCAGTGTATATGGCGACGACATGATTTATCATGTTCGTATGCATGATCACGTGATACAGCATTTTGGGAGAATCGGATTCGTGATTAATCTTGATAAGACCTTTCACGATTCTGGATTCAGGGAGTCCTGCGGTGGTGATTACTACCGCGGGGTGGATGTTCGGCCGTTCCAACCACAGAACGGTCCTGCAAACGTAAGCCAAAAAGCTTACGAGGCCATGCTTTACAAGTTCATTAACGGTTTGTTAATGCGCTGGTCCGAGCATGAGATTGGTTTGACACTTGCATACTTGACAGCAGAGTTAGAAGCCACTACGGGCAAGTGTAAACTTGTTCCCGCTGACTTCCCTGCTGATTCAGGTATCAAGTGTCCTACCCTTACATACTGGAATTTTCTCCAGTATGCACGTGTAGCTAAACCCAAGCATATAGGGCATGGTGTTTATCGCTTTTCTTATCTCAGACTGGTGTCAGAGACAAGAAAGGAGAATAGACATGAGCCCTACATCTGGGAAGCTTTACGTGGACTTGATCGTGCAAGCCTTATGGGCTGTTGCACAAATGCTGATGGAAAAAGCAGCCAAGTCGAAGGGGTCCGGCGGTCGCCGCTCAACAGACGTTTAGACGCTCTGTTGGGGACCGACGGATACACTCCTCAATTACTAACGATTGAGGACAATCCAATCCAGACATTCCGTAGTAAACTCACGGGATGTCGCCTACGCAGATCATCTACTCATGTGACGGTAAGTCACACGGGTAGGTACGCGCGTCGATCCGGGACCTCATGTTTTGAGGACCGCAGATGAGCGCGCAGAAATGCGCCTCATAGAATCTGGCGGGGTGAAACCCGTCAGTGCCCG